CTAAGCCAGTAAAATTATTACTTGAGCATGAGCGAACCAAACCTCTAGGAAAGTTAATTGATATAACTGCAACAGATACAGGATTAGAGGCGACCTTTCGTCTGGCAAAAACTTTTTCTGCGGATGATGCGCTCGAGGAAGCAGCAACTGGATTACGCGACGGCTTTAGTGTGGGTGTAAAAATTAATGAATGGAAAAATGAGGAAGGCGTGCTAAGAATTAAATCAAGCACACTTCAAGAGGTTTCACTAGTAACCGAGCCAGCAATTGATTCTGCAAGAGTGGCGGAAGTTGCTGCAAGTGAAACACCAGAGAATTCCGAAGCAACCGCTGAGGAAACAACAACACAGGAGGACAAAGTGTCAGAGATTACATCTGAAGCTCCTATCGCGACCGAAGCGGTAGAAGCGGCACAAGCTCCAGTTGTAACAGCTAACTACATGGCTTACACAAAGCCACGCGTAGATACAAATGTTACGGCAGGACAATATGCAGCAGCACAGATTCGTGCAATTCAAGGCGACAACGATGCACGCGATTTACTTGCAGCATTAGCAATTGGAACAGTTTCAGAAAACACAGGAATGATTCCACCAAATTATTTACGCGATGTTATTGGCGTAATTGATTCATCAAGACCATTTATCGATAGCATCGAGCGCGCACCACTTCCTGCAAGTGGCCTTAAGGTGTTCACACCTGTGCTTGGAAATCAGGCAATCGTAGGATTAACTGCTGAAGGCGTTGAATACGCATCTCAAGATACAGCTGTTACTTTCCAAGAGGATAATATTGTCAAATTTGCGGGTGCAAATGTGTTTAATCAAGAGGTCTTGGATAGATCAGACCCAAGTATGCTTGACCTGCTCATTCGTGAGTTGGCCGCATCTTACGCACAAAAAACTGATGCTTATGCAGCTAAGATCGCATCAGAAGCAGCAGCAGGATCATCAGGATCAACAATTTACACAGCAATCGCTGATGGAATTGCAGATGCTTACAATGTAATGCGCTTTACACCAAATCGCTTGATGGTTGCTCCATCAGGTGGCGAGGATGGCATTGACTTCGCTGGACTACTTGGCGCAGTTGCAGATGGTCGTCCACTATTCGCAGCAGCAGCTCCACAAAACGCAGCTGGCTTAATTACACAAGGTTCAACAAATGGAACAGTCGCAGGACTTGATCTAGTTGTAGATCCTAACTACACAGGTGATAATGCAAATGTTAAGCACGCATTAATTTACCCATCACAAGCTATGAGATTCCATGAGTCTGGAACATTCGAGATTCGTGCCAATATAGTTGCTAACGGCCGTATTGAAATCGGTTTATATGGTTATGTTGCAGTAGTTAATCGCTATCCAGCAGCATTCCGTAAACTGTCAGTAGCTTAATTTAACTGAGTGCCTGTGGTTGCTCCCGATCACAGGCATCCATTAAGGGAGAGTAGAGAGGAAGGTATTTCATGCCTAGCATTATTTCGGCCACCGAGTTAAGAGCCGTGCTTGGAGTATCTTCCGCTCTTTACAATGACACTTATCTAAATGGCATAATAGATACAAGTGAAAACACAATTTTGCCAATGTTGGTTACATTCAAAAGCCCAATTCAAAAAGTGTCGCTGACTGATAATGTCGCCACTTTTACTACACTAGGAATTCATGAATTCACAGCAGGACAATCAGTTGTCATCACAGGATGCGGAACTCCATTCAATGGAACAAGAACAATACTTGACTCAGATCTTGGCGCATATACCTTCCAAGCTGCAATCACTAATGCCGATGTCGTCGAAGCAAATGTTATTCCATCTGGAGTCGCGACTTTATCTGGAGCATCAACTTATGTTGGAAACGAGTCTGTTCGATCAGCAGTTTTCGTTGTTTCCGTTGAAGTCTTTCAATCAAGAGTCGCAGCCGGCGGACAAATAGAAGGTGTCGATTTCACCAGTACGCCATTCCGTATCGGGAGATCGCTTTTCAATAGAGTCGTTGGGATCTTAGGGCCATACATGGATGTTGAAAGCATGTGTCAATAAATGCCAGCATCAACAATTCTTTCAGCTGTTAGACAACCACTTGCCACAGCTTTAGCCGGTGTTGCAGGAAATGTTTACAGTTTTGTTCCCGAGTCGGTGATCCCACCAGCAGTCGTCTGCGTTCCATCGAGTCCGTACCTTGAAATTGAAACAATTGGTAAAACAACACTTCGTTGCAGAGTTAATTTAACAATCACAGCTGCGGTTGCTTACAATAGCAATCCAGCATCACTCGATAACATCGAGCAGTTAGTTATGAGCATTCTGGCAGTTATCCCTAATGGATATGTTGTCGGATCGGTCGAAAGACCAACAGTTACACAAGTTGGAGCATCAAACTTATTGATCTCCGATATAAATGTATCAACCTATTACACACAAACAAACTAAGGAGTCCAAGTGTCTACCACAGTAATCACGGGCAGAGATGTTACCTTCACTATCGGTGGTAACACTTTTGATGCTCAAGCAACAAGTGCAACATTAGTTGGCGAAGTAAATCGTCAAACCTACGAAACATTAGATGGCAAGGCTTACAAAGTCATCGATAACAATTTCACATTCAATGTTGAAATGTTAGCCGATTGGGGCGCAACTGGATCACTATGCGAGATCCTATGGGGCGTTACTGAGTCAGCACCAAACACAGGAATTAGCACAGTAATGACAACTGCAACTGGAGCAACATTTACTTTCCAAGTGCTACCATCATGGCCATCAGCTGGTGGAACTGCACCAGATGCACAAACAGTTTCTCTAGCACTTCAAGTAATTGGCGTGCCAGCAGAATCATTTAGCTAAGAAATAGAAACGGGAGCAAAAAATGAAGTTACCAATTACAATTGAATATAGCTCAGGCGAGCAAGCAACTTATGTAGCCCAACCGCCTGAGTGGCAAAAGTGGGAACAAAAAACTGGAAACATTATTGGTCAGGCTCAAGACAAGATGGGCATTTCTGATTTAATGTTTTTGGCATACCATGCACACAAAAGAGAAGCTGCTGGTAAAGCAGTCAAACCTTATGAAGCTTGGTGTGAAACAGTAACCGATGTGCAAGTCGGTGATGCAAACCCAAAAGCCACAGAGAAGGAAGCCTAAGTCGATTATTGGTTCAGTTGGCAATAGCCACACAGATCCCAATGAGTGAATGGGTTGATGCAGACGACATATACACCGCGATAGAGATTTTGGAGCAAAAAAATGGCAGTTAGCACCACACCATCAATTGCTTACGATCAACGCGAATTAAATAAAATTGCTAGAGTTTTAAGAACTATGAGCGAGGAAGCAATCGCTGACACCAAGCGTAAAGTGCAAGAATTGGCTGACAGAGAATTGCAAGAGATTAGGCGTATTGCAGCATCTCGTGGCGTGCAAGCACAAAGAGTTGCCGAAGGCGGTAAAGTAAAAAAATCATCATTACTTGGTGAGATCCAATTTGGTTTTGCAAGTCAAAAGTTTTCTGGTGGAGCAACAACACAATTTAATAGTCGCAGCGATGCTAAAGGTAATCGTAAAGGTATTGGTGCAGCTATTGAGTTTGGATCTGGTAGATACCCACAATTTCCAAGATGGTCAGGGCCAATGCCTAAAGGGCCAGGATCTAGAGGTTGGTTTATCTATCCAACAATCAGACATTTGCAACCAACTATAATTAAAGAGTTTGAGGAAATCATTTTGACTGCGAGAAAAGAGTGGGCAGATGGCAAGTAGAACCTTAACCCTCGCGTTAGCTGCTGATATTGATAATCTTAAAAAAGGATTAAGCGATGCAGAAAAGTCAGTCAAAAACTCTCAAGATACTATTTCAGATTTTGGTAAAAAGGCTGCGTTAGCATTTGCTGCTGCCGGAGCTGCTGCCGGAGCATTTGCAATATCAGCTGTCAAAGCTGCTGCTGAGGATGAGAAATCAAGAAAAGCATTAGAGCAAACAATCAGGGCTAATACTAGGGCTACCGATGAACAAATCAAGTCAATTGATACCTACATCACCAAACAATCTATTGCTACTGCTACCACCGATGATGTTTTAAGACCTGCGCTATCTCGCCTAATCAGATCGACAAACGATGTTACTAAAGCCCAAGAACTTTTAAGCCTTGCTCAAGAAATTAGTGTTGCCAATACTATTCCTTTAGAAAAAGTTACAAATGCACTTGGTAAAAGTTTTGATGGACAAAATACAGCATTAGGTAAGCTTAACTTAGGTATAGATGCTGCAACTCTTAAGAATAAATCTCATGAAGAAATCATGCAAATTCTCAAGGGCACTTACAAAGGATTTATTGAGAATGAAGCAACCAATGCTGAGTTTAAGTTTAGACAATTAACAATTGCTTTAGATGAAAGCAGAGAAAAGATAGGTGAAGCGTTATTGCCTATATTTGTGAAGTTTGCTGATTATTTATTACGAACTGTTGTTCCTAATGTTCAAGCATTCGTTGCTGCATTAACTGGAGATAATTCTGTTACAGCCGGCATCACAAAGGCAACTGAGGGTGCATATAAATTTGGTGAGCAGATCAGATCGACAATAGGTTTTGTTGTAAGCATTAAAGATGAGTTGTTTGCATTAGGTGCAATTATTACTGGCGTGTTTGTTGTTAATAAAGTTATTGCATTTGCTACTGCAATCGGAACTTTAATCACAGCCATGAAAACATTACGAACAGCAGCAGCCGGAGCAGGTGTTGCAACTGCATTTGCTACTGGTGGTGTTTCAGTAGGCGCAGCAGCAGCAGCTTTATCAGCTGTGGCAGTAACTTATGGACTATCTAAGTTTGCATCTGGTGGTGATGAAGGTGATACTGGATTTGGTGGCGGAGGTTTTGGTCAATTAAGTAGTTTAAGTTCTGCTGGTATAGGCGGAGCTGGTGGTGGTGCTGGTGGATTTGGTGGTGGCGCATCCGGCGGTGCTGGTGCAGGTGGTGGAGCTGGTGGTGGCGTAAGCACTCAGGCAGCTACTAGCTTAAAAGATTTAGCAGATAAATTATTAAGAGTTCAAGATCAATTTACAGATTTGACATTCCAAGTTGCCACAGGTGGAATATCTAAGTCAGCTGCTCAAAAGCAATTTGATGTGCTTCAAGCACAATTTAGAGTATTGGAAAAGCAAGGTGAAACTCTTGCTAAAAATCCAACTATTATAAATAACATTTCAATCAGTGCGATTGATCCAGAGGGTGCTGCTAGAGCTACTGCAAAAGTAATAAATGAAAGCGCAGCCCGATCAACAGGTGCAATTGATTTTTATGCTGTTAGACAAAAAGCCGGCTAATGTCAGACTTTACTCCTGATTGGAAACTAACTGTCGGTGGGGTCGATTACACTAACATCGCTATTTCAGATGTTCAGCATCAAGCAGGTCGATCTGACATTTATCAACAATCACTTCCATCTTATATTCAAGTTACTTTAGTTGCCTTAAATGGTCAAACATTACCTTTTGATATTAATGACAGTTTAGATTTACAGGTCAAAGATAGTTCAGGATCTTATGTGAGCCTATTTGGTGGCGATTTAACTGATGTAACAGTTCAGGTCAGAAATACTGGAGCAGCAGCCACAGTCGTTGAATACACATTAATTGCAATGGGATCTTTAGCCAAACTTACAAAAGAAATCTGGGATGACAATATCTCTCAAGCTGAGGACGGCGATCAGATTTACACAATTCTTTCAAGCGTATTGCTTGGAACTTGGAATGATGTGCCAGCAGCTTCACAATGGTCAACTTACAATGCAACTGAAACTTGGGAAAATGCAGTTAATTTAGGGCTTGGCGAAATAGATCAACCCGGCCTTTACACAATGACTGCTCAATCAACCACAGTTGATACGATTTACAATATAGTTACAGATATTGCTAGATCAGCTTTTGGATATGTCTATGAAGCTAATAATGGGAATATCGGGTATGCCGATGCAGACCACAGACAAAACTATCTGCTTACAAATGGATATGTTGAATTAGATGCTGGTCATTCTTTAGGTTCTGGCTTATCAACAGTTATGCGCTCAGGTGATGTTAGAAACGATGTTTATATTAATTACGGCAACAACTTTAATTCACAGGTTACAGCTAGTGATGCCGCTTCAATTGCCCTGTATGGCTATAAAGCTGAAAGCATTAATTCTAGGGTTCAGGGTGCAGTAGATGCTCAGGCTATTGCTGATCGGTATATCGACCAAAGAGCCTACCCACAGCCAGCATTCCAATCTATAACATTCCCAATAACTAACTCAGAAATTGACAATGCTGATCGTGATGATCTATTAGGCGTGTTCATGGGAATGCCGGTTGATATTAGAAATCTACCAAGCCAAATATCAGGTGGCACATTTCAAGGATATGTTGAGGGCTGGTCATGGAGCACACGATTTAATGAGCTGTTTTTAACAATCAATGTTTCACCAACTGCATTTAGCCAAGTGGCGATGCGTTGGAATACCACGCCAATTACAGAGGCTTGGAACACAATAGACCCAAGTTTGACTTGGGAATACGCTACAATAGTCGCATGAGGATAGGATAAAATGGCAACCACTACCAATTATAGCTGGACTACTCCAGATGATACCGCGCTGGTCAAAGATGGCGCAGCAGCAATTAGATCACTTGGAACTGCAATCGATAGCACAGTATTTACAAATGCTGGAAACGCAATTGCTAAAACTATTGTTGATGCTAAAGGCGACATTATTGCAGCGACAGCAGCTGACACAGTTGCAAGATTAGCAGTAGGCACTAACGGACAAGTCTTAACAGCAGATAGCACGACAGCAACAGGATTGGCATATACAACACTTTCTACTGGTAGCATGACTTTACTAAGCACAACAAGTTTATCTGGAACTTCAACAGTTGTTTCTAGTATTAATCAAACTTACCAAAAATTAAGAATTATTATAAATAACGCTTATTTAACATCAGGAACACCATTTTTTGACATTAAACCAAATTCAACTAGTTCAACAAAAGGTCGTTCAACCAATAGTGGTACAACCGCTTGGGCTGCTATTACTGATATTGGCGACCAAATGGCAATGGTCAATTCAAGCAGTCCTGCAAATAACACAACATTTTTGGAAATTCAAGATTATGCAAACACTACTTATGCAAAACCATTTATTAGTTGGGGCAACAATGCTTCATATTTATCATTTGGTTTTGATGTTGGATTATTTACAAGCGCAACTGCTATTTCATCAATTCAATTTACAACTTCAAATGGAACATCAACTTTTGCTGGTGGCGAAGTTAGAATTTACGGAGTGAAATAATATGGCAAAAACAACAAGACCAATGATAAGAATTCATGATTTAGAAACAAATGAAATTGTGGATCGTGAAATGAATGATGATGAATTTGAAATGTTGAAAGAGGATCAAGCTCGTCAAGCAATGAAACAAGCTGAAGCCGAAGCAAAGGCTGCCGAAAAGCAAGCATTACTTGACAGACTTGGCATTACTGCTGATGAAGCAAAATTGCTACTTGGCTAATGAAGCCATATTTATCTAAAGCTGCTGAAACATTCAGAGATCAAGTCAATGAGTGTTATCCAGACAGGGATCGTAAAAGTGATGGATGGCTGGCTTCTGTGGCACATATGCAACGAGCCACTAAGTCAGACCACAACCCTGACCCAAAAACAGGATGCGTTAGAGGGCTTGACATTTCTGCTCGGTTATCTGACGACAAAAGGCTTTCAGCATACTTGGCAGATCAAATTAGATTATATGGGAAATCTCAAGGCCGTATCAGTTATGTAATCCATTTAGGCAAAATTGCAAGTCCGGTGCTTAATTGGCGCTGGCGTAAATATAAGGGCTATTCACCACACGATCACCA